TATGGCCATCGACCGCGTTGCGAAAACCTGGTCGCGGATCGCCGACGTCACCGGCGCTTCGATCGAGCTAGTCCACCACGCCCGGAAGACGAACGGTGCCGAAGTTACCATCGACGCCAGCCGCGGTGCCGTCGCCCTGATCGCCGCTGCCAGATCCGCACGCGTCTTGAACCGCATGACGGCGGAGGAGGGGAAGCAGGCGGGGGTGTCGCAGCACAGGCGTTACTTCCGCACCGACGACGGCAAGGCCAATCTCGCTGCGCCGGCCGACAACGCCAAGTGGTTCCGGATGACGTCGGTCGAGCTCGGCAACTCCACTCCGGCTTACCCCGACGGGGACAGCATCGGCGTCGTCACCCCGTGGCAGTGGCCCGACGCAATGGAGGGCGTCACCACCGAGACCCTCCGGTCCGTCCAGAAGATCCTCGATCAGGGCCGCTGCCGCCGAGCCGATGTCCGATCTGACCAGTGGGTGGGGCGGGCAGTCGCTGAGGTGATGGGGCTCGATATCGAGGTGGAGGCCGACAAGGCGAAGGTGACCCGCGTGGTGCGCGTCTGGACCAAGAACGGCGGGCTCATCGAGGATTCTGACGCCAAAGATGAAAAGGGCCGGAAGATCAAGGCGATCAAGCCGGGCAACCGTGCGTGATCCGGGGTTTCCGGGGTTGTCCGGGGTCAGTCCTAGGAACCCCGGAGTTATTGATTTCATTGATGTTTTTGGCGTCTTGGTGCCTGTGCTTTCCGGGGTCGCGAAATACCTATAAACCCCTCCCGGGTGTTGGTTCCGGAGTGAGCCGGAACAACCCCGGGAAAGGGGTTTTCTGGGGTCTAAAAAACCTAGGGATTCTGCGGATGTCCGGGGTTCCGGGGTTCCGGGGTCACTATAGTAGAGTCCGGAACCCCGGAACTTGGGTATCAGACTGACGGGAACGTCGAGCCGTCAGTATGATCCCGCATCGTCAGGATGGCGATTGGGGCGTGGTCGAGCGCCGTTGCAAACAGATTACCGCTCAATAACGTGAAATTCACTGTCGCTTGAAGGTCGGCCTCGTTATCGTGCTTGCGTTGCGCTGGTCGTCTATTGGCTAGGACATTCATCTAAGATCTGAAAAAAGCGGGTTCAATTCCCGTCCAGCGTACCAATCCCCGAATGCTCTCGGAACGTGCCGATCGCTGTTACGACAGCGGGCCTCAACGTTAGCCTCACCTTTCCATCCGCGCCGACGGTCCGGCTGGTGAGAACGGACATACCGGCGGGTTCGACCTTCAGTTCCTCGGCGACGCGGTTGCAGAGCCAGCCGAAGTGCGTGTTCACCACCTGACCCAACTCCTCTTCCAAAGCCTCTACGGCTCTGGTGTGGCTAGGAGCGTCGAAGAGTGCGAGCAGCACACGACGGCCAGGCTCGGTTCGCTTGCCAGGCGTCGTGTTCACCAGGACAAGAGCGGCGGCGATCTGGGCCGGCTCGGCGGGGTCACTTGGATTCTGCGTCATTGGCTTGATTCAGAAAATTGAGCCAGGCTTGGTTGGATGCGCCTTATCCCAGGAGTATGGGTTCGCCGAATAGGGCTTGCCGGGATTCGCCTTGTGCCATGCCTCGAACTTCGCCGCGCGTGTAAGATCCTCTGATAAATACCTCTTCTCACGCAGATGCGGATTCTCGGACTTGCGGCCGGGATGCTTCATCGTCCAGTGCGCTTGCTCGACGGCCCGCAAAGGTTCGCCAGGACCAAACTTGGCGACCTTATGTTCGTTAGCTTTGTGAGCGGCGGCAATCTCGACGGACTTACTTCGCTTTTTCATATCCCCCTCTCAGGCATGGAACCGACGACTCATAGATCCACGTCCGGTGTGTGGAGAACGATTCGCACGAGGTGACGGGAACTGTGGGTCGTCGGCTTCCCCGGTTCCATGGTGGTGGTTGAACTCGAACTCTCCTCGTATGGCGTGCCTCTCCCGTGTTCGTCGAAGGAGAACTGGGCTCGGCATTCCTCCTTGGTGGTCGGATGGACGATGCGGAAAAACTGCGCGCCCATTTCCCCGGCGAACTGGCGTAGGACTGCCCATTCGGGTCCATTGAGTTCGGCGAGCCCGATCAGGCCGGGCTGTGGGGTGAATTTGGGGCGACGATGGACATGCCCCGAGTCCATGCGTGTCTCGATCCAGAGCGTGATCTTGTAGTCGTCCAGTTTTTCGATGATCCCGGCAAGCGGTGGCGGAAAATCTGGTGCTTCCGATGTCGGCACGATCGTCTCCGATCTCATGAATGGCGGCGCGCAAGGATGGCCCGGCGCGCCGCTTCTTTGAACCTGTTCGTGGCTACGTGGCAGTTACCTACGTGGACAATTTCTGCATCGTTGCGGTGAATTTTACGCCTGGGGCCTGAGGTGATGTGCCTTGCAGCGATGCTGTACCTCCGGAGAAAGTCCCATTCAAAACTATGGACACGTTGTCCTGACCAAACACGGATGTCATGCCCGGCTGACGGCTATGAGTTATCGCGGTCATCGAGGCCGCAAAATGGCTTCCATTTACCGTATATGTGCCTGAATAGTACATCATTGAATCGCCGCCGCGAGCCGTGCCATCTTGGAGTATTACGACGCCGGAGCCGGATCCCACCGGTGTACCGAAGCGAACTACGTACATTCCATTGTCCATGTTAATTCTCCTTAAAATAGGAATAAAATGTACGCTTAGGTGCGAGCTTAGCGCAAGAGGCGACTGACCTCAGATCAACATTGCTGAGCCGCCCAAATGATCGCCGCCCAGTGGTGCCAGTTTCCGACGTGAGGGAACGACACTGACGTCCTTCGACGCTCTCCCCGCGCGTCCGCTCCGTCCTGAGCGCCGCGCCGCTACGCGGCCCTCCCTCGCGTTCACAGCCGTTTCGCCCCTTCAACTCGCGTCTCGCCTTGACAGACGATCGTTCACAATCCATAGTAACGCTCGTTACATGGGATTGTGGATATCGTCATGATCAGAAATTTTATTGCTTACTTTCGAGTGTCGACGGCTAAGCAAGGCCGCAGCGGATTGGGCCTCGAGGCTCAGAAAGAGGCCGTTGATCGCTACCTTCAAGGTCTGGGGAAGGGGGCGCGGCTCCTCGCCGATTACCAGGAGGTCGAAACAGGCAAGCGCGACGATCGTATCGCATTGCGCCAGGCCCTTGATCACTGCCGCCTCACCGGGGCAACGCTCATCATCGCCAAGCTTGATCGGCTTTCCCGCGATGCGGCCTTCCTGTTGACGCTTCAGAAGGGCGACGTTCCCTTCCTCGCGGCCGACATGCCGGAGATGAACAACCTGACAGTCGGCATCATGGCCGTGGTCGCTCAGGCTGAACGCGAGGCCATCAGCCGGCGAACCAAGGAGGCGCTGGCAGCGGCGAAGGCGAGAGGAGTGAAGCTCGGCAATCCCAACGGCGCCAGGGCGCTGCGGGAGGGCCTGGCTCGGGCTGGAGGGCCGAACCCACAGCGAGCCGCGGAAGCGGCCCATACGGCAGCCCTGGAGCGCTCTGAGCGGCTTCGGCCGGTGATCGACGGCCTCAAGGTGGACGGCATCACGACCGTCAGGGCAATGGCCGAAGAATTAAACGCTCGCGGATATAGAACTCCACGCGACGGTCGCTGGCACAGCACTTCAGTCCATCGACTTCTGAAGGCCCTGGAGCATACAGCCGCTTGACAGGCCAAAAAATCTAGGCATATGTCATTAATGTAGGTTCGATAATTACGCCCGCCTGGCACCCGCTCGGCGGGTTTTGCTTTTTGTGGCGGGACGATTTTCATGAGCAAGTTTGTAAAGGGCCAGTCGGGCAATCCTGGCGGCCGACCGAAGGGCATTAAGGAACTCACTGAACTCGCCAGAGCCAACAGCACGACAGCATTCGAACGCATCGTGGCGATGCTCGACAGCTCCGATGAACGCGTAGTACTGGCGGCTGCTCAGGAAATACTGAACCGCGGTTTCGGCAAGCCGGCTCAGGCCGTTGAGATGACTCACCGCAGAGCGGTCGAAGAGTTGGGGGAGGAGGAGCTTGACGCAGCGATCGTCGAGCTCCGAGCTCGACTTGCAATTACTCAAAGCGCTCGAGACGGAGCGCGAGAGACGTCGGTCGAATAACCGGCTCGCCGATTATAGGCCGTATGCAAAGCAGTGTGCGTTTCATGCCGCAGGGGCGGACCACCGTGAACGTCTCCTTCGGGCCGGCAATCAGAATGGCAAGACCTTCGCCGGCGGCTGTGAGGGCGCCTACCACCTGACAGGTGAGTATCCGGACTGGTGGGAGGGGCGCCGGTTCGATCAGCCCATCACCATGTGGGCCAGCGGCGTCACCGGTGAGACCACTCGAGACAACCCACAGCGGGTCCTGATCGGACCAGTCGGTGAGGTCGGCACCGGCAGCATTCCTCTTCGCACGATCGTGGAAACGGCTCCAGCGCGGGGCGTTGCCGATCTGCTGGATTATGTGAAGGTTCAGCATGTCTCTGGCGGCCTGTCGACGCTCAGGTTCAAGTACTACGAGCAGGGCCGGCAAAAGTGGCAGGGTCCGCCCGTCGATGTCGTGTGGTTCGACGAAGAACCACCCCCGGATATCTACGCAGAGGGCCTGGCGCGGACCATCGCGACTAGAGGCATCGCCTACCTGACATTCACTCCACTGCTGGGCATGTCACAGGTGGTGCAGTCATTCCTCGTGGCACCAACCGCGGATCAGCACGACACGAACATGACCATCGACGATGCTCTCCACATCCCAGCGGAGGAGCGCGAGCGCATCATCGCATCCTTCCCGGCGCATGAACGTGAGGCCCGTGCTCGCGGCGTGCCGACCTTGGGCTCCGGCCGCATCTTCCCCATTGCTGAAGAGCAGATCACGGTCGATGCATTCGAAATCCCGTCTCACTGGGCGCAGATCGGTGGACTCGACTTCGGGTGGGACCATCCCTTCGCGGCGATCAAACTGGCCTGGGATCGCGATGCGGACATCCTGTACGTCACGTCCACCTATCGGTCGAAGCAGGAGACCCCGCCCATCCACGCCGCCGCGATCCGGCCCTGGGGGGATTGGTTGCCCTGGGCATGGCCACATGACGGTCTGCAGCACGACAAGGGTTCAGGCGACCAGCTTGCCGAGCTCTACCGCGCTCAGGGGCTGAGCATGCTGCCGGAGCGCGCGACGTTCGACGACGGAACCAACGGCGTCGAGGCCGGCATCGCCGACATGCTGACTCGAATGCAATCCGGGCGGTGGAAGGTCTTCCGGCACCTGACGGATTGGTTCGAGGAGTTCCGGCTCTATCACCGCAAGGACGGCCGGATCGTAAAGCAGGGCGACGACCTGATGGCCGCCTCCCGGTACGCCCTGATGATGAAACGCCACGCCTGCACCGCCCCGTCTTCCGAGACTGCATCTTTCTGGCGCCGCGGTCGAGGCCGCGTCTCTGGGTGGCTGAGCGCATGATTATTTGTGAGGTCGCCTGA